AAGCGCTCCATGCGGCCTGCATCCCCGGTAGCCCAGCAGGGAATGCCAAACAGCTCGGTAACACTGAGGGCGGTTTCGATACCTTCAGCCAGGCCGATATGGCTCTCGACGGCGGTCAGGCGGATTACGCATTCGCCGGTCTGGCCAGGCGAGTAGAGGCGCGGGGCGTCAATGGCGGCTTTCTCGCCGCGCTCGCTCAAGTAGGTCATGTGGTAGCCATGGCATTTGCCATCTACGTCGCGCAGGGCTGCGACCATGGCAGGCAGGGTACGGCGCTCTTGCGAGTGCCACGCCGCAGGGTGGTAGCGCAGGAACTCGCGCGGGATTCGACGGATAGCCCGGCTGCGCAGGTAGGTCACGACTGGGCTGATATCGCCGACAGGCAGCAGGCCGGCACCGATGCGGCGCAGGAGTTCGCCCGTGTCGCGGCGCTCCGGGCGTTGCACCGAGTAATTGCCGTATGCCTTATCCAGCTCCGCAGCAACCTCCCGGAAATCCCGTCCAGTCAGGCGCATCATCAGCTTCATCCCGTCGCCAGCTCCGCAGCCGGCACAGAAGTAAGAGCCGGTGCCGTCCTTGTCATCGAAGCGAAAGCGATCTTTGCCGCCGCACATAGGGCATGGGCAATGCTTGCCGGACAGTTCCCGGTCGGTCATGCCGGCGTACTTGAGGGCGTCGTGCCAGCGGCCACGCATCAGGTCGGCAGTTCTCATGCTGCAGCCCTCTGCGATTCGCGGCGCTTGGCGAAGGCGATGTTCTTATGCTTGATCCAGCCCATGACCTCCTGGGACGGCCGGATCGGGGTAACTCCTTTCTTGTCGCGCGGGGCGTGCCCGGTGTACTCCTGGCACTTGTAATAGGCCCAACCGTCCTTCTTGCCAGTGCTGCGCGCGTACCATAGGAGCTGCGCGTAGACTTCGCGGCGCTGATCGGTAGTGAAGGTCTTGCGCTTGGCAACCTCGCCGAGCGGAACCAGCTTGCCGTCTACCCACTCAACATCCTGATGCGGGAGCGGCTGATGACCGCAGGCGGGGCAACGGCTAGTCGAGAACACGTAGCCGCATTTACCGCATGGGCGAGGCTCGCGCTCGGCCTTTACCTTGTCGCGCTTCTTGCGGTCGGGGTTGTCGCCCTTGCCTTGATCCAGCTCTGCAGGAAGATCATCGGTCGGCAGACCGTTGCGCAGGCAGTTGCCCGCGTGGTCGATAATGATGCAGTCGGCTTTGCCGGCAGCGGTGCGCAGGCCACGGCCCATCATCTGGTAGTGCATCATCAGTGACTTCGTTGGGCGAGCCAGGACAACACACGCGGTTTCAGGGGCATCGAAGCCCTTGGTCAGCACCGCAACATTGCACAGCACGCGAATGCGGCCGGCGCGGAAGGCATCAATGATTTGCGTGCGCTCGGCAATGTCGGTGTACCCATCAACGTGCGCGGCCCTTACCCCAGCCAGGGAGAATTGGCGGGCCAGTTCGCGCGAGTGGGCCACGTTGCAGCCGAAGACGATCGTCTGGCGTCCTTCCGCCAGCCGGCACCAGTTCTCGACAACATCACCGATCAGCTTGGCGTCGCCCATCACTTCGGCCAGCGCATCCTCTACCCAATCACCGCCGTTGCTTTTCACGCCCGTCAGGTCAGGCACGCTCGGCGCATAGCAGAGCGCAGGGACCAGATAGCCTTGCTCGGTGAGGCTGCGCAGGGTGGCAGTGACGACCAGTCGGTCAAACACCAGACCCATACCCTTACGGAACGGGGTGGCGGACAGGCCGATGACCGGAACGCCCTCTTTCACGCAAGCCTCAATGATGCGAACGTGGTCCTTGTGCAGCACATGGCACTCATCGATGACCAGCAAGTCAGGGCGGAATGCGGCGCAGATGCGATCCCAGCGAGCGCGCAGCGTCTGGATCGTGCAAACCTGAACGGGCTTGGCGTAGTTGGTCAGCTCGTGCTGCCCTTGGATCACGCCAACTTCCAGTCCGTCAGCTTCGAAGCGGGCAACGGCTTGCTCGACAAGCTCCAGGCTGTCCACGACGAAGAAGGCCCGCTTCCCCTTAAGCATGGCGCCTTGCTTCATCGCGGAAGCAATGGTGGTTTTGCCTGCCCCGGTTGGAGCCATCAGAACCTGTGTTTTGTGACCGGCAGCGATACCGCGACGGAGTTCGTCAAGGGCTTGCTGCTGGTAGTCTCTGAGCTGTTGCATGTATAATTTCCTCGCTCGTTTCTGAGTAACGCCCCGCTTGCCTAGCCGCTGTGGGGCGTTTTTGTTTCCAGCCTCCCAAGGCCCGTCCAGGGGAGTGCTGTGTGTGGTGCCTCGCGTGTGCGCTACACCGTGCTCTGGTACTTACTCACCCTTGGCTGGGGGCTTTTAAGTCGGGGCACATCTTCCCCATACCCACCTGAGCGGGTATGGAGCTTTCAGCAGTGCGCCTGTCTCGTCGGCGGTGCTGGCAACAGTCGAATCGCTCGCTGTCACTTGGGCAGGATTCACGTCAGCGACGACGCATCCCGGAGCTGCCCACTGGTGATAGCCACATCACCCGCTTCCCCCTCCTGCCGGCCTTGGGAGCCTTTTGCCGGCTTGTCCTGTCAGGGCTGACGCCAAGCGTTCGTTTCACCGTCAAACGCCAGCCCGATGCTTAGGGCATCACTCCATTCCGGCGCGCCTGCTTGGAGAAGGCGCTTCAAACATCACTGGCCGATGTGCCGGATCACTCGCGGGTACTGGATAAACCAACACCCTCCCCGCTTCGCTTACCTGTCCGATCCGCTGGCCCTAAGATGGGAACCATGGAAACCACTGACAGGGATGTCTCTTATGCAACCGCCGCTGAACTACCCGGCTCGTCTTCACGCTTGGCGATCAACTTCCGGCGAGACTCTTTCTCAAGAACGCACTGCATCGGGTAGGAAAAACCTCCTGCTGCACGGCACTGGGAAACTCGGCCGCTGCTGACACCAAGCGCATCTCCAATGGCTCGACCCGAGCCAAAGAACGCCAATGCTTCGTCGAATGTCATTTCAGCTCTCCGCTATTTGTGCGGTCAGTTTAGGCATCTTAACACGCAAAGGCAAGGAATCTAAACTCAATAAGGCTTTAGAATCCTAAACATGGAATTCAAAGACCGACTGACCCAGCGTCTGAAGGAAACCGGCTTGACTCAAAGCGAGCTGGCCAAGCGGATCGGCGTCTCGAAAACGACGATCACTTTCTGGAAGACCGGCGTGAACAAACTGAGCGGCGAGAATCTGATGGCTCTCGCCAAGGCGCTCCGCTGCTCTGCTCGCTGGCTCGCTACAGGCGAGGGCTCCCCCGTTCCCGAAAGCCTGAGCCTGGACAAGCCGTGGTTGGACATGGACGACGCCAGCAACGTCGAGCAAGGCCCGCCCATCTCAAGCCCCTATCGAGAGATCAAGATCATCGGTACGGCGCAGATGGGTACCGAGGGATACTGGTACGCCCTGGACGAAGCGGATGGCGTTGTGGACGTGCCATCGCGCGACCCTGGCGCCTACGCGCTGCGCTTGAAGGGCGACTCCATGGCTCCAGCTATCCGCTCCGGCTGGATCGCTATCGTCGAGCCGAACCATCGCTTGGTGCCGCTCGAGTACGTGATGATCCGTCTGCAGGATGGCGAGTGCATGCTCAAGGAGCTGCTTCAAGCCACCGATGAGGAAGTGGTTGTGCAGTCAGTCAACGAGCAGTTCGGGCGCCGAACCATTCCGACAGACCAGATTGAAACGATCCACTATGTCGGCCACATCGTGGCGCCGAGCAAGGTTAGGGTTTAACGAAGGACGCAAGGATGCCATTACCGTTCCACCCGCCAGCGGGACAGATTGTTATCTGCGACTTTCAAGGACTAAAGGAGCCGGAGATCGTGAAGCGGCGGCCGGCTATCGTGATGTCACCGCGCCTCCGAGGAAGGTCAGGCTTGTGCACCGTCCTGCCCATAAGCACAACTGCGCCACGGCCGGAACAGCCTTACCACTACAACCTGGCGATCGACCCTCCATTACCCGCTCCCTATCCAGAGCCCAGCGTTTGGGTTAAATGCGACATGATCTATACGGTAGGCTTTCACCGGCTAAATCTTCCCTGGTATCAGGATGCCGGAGGGCAGCGGCAGTACGTAAATCAGTATGTCGACCCAGAAGATCTGGCTGCCATCCAGCGTTGCATGCTAACGGCTCTGGGCTTCCCGCATCTCGTAAACCGGGTTTGAGCTGTGTAACGCATTCGTGCATTCGTGCATTGACGCAAATGCACCTCAAGGCCTATATTTACCTCCGTTCCCGCTCTGCTTTCGCATCGGGCTTTAAGTCCACCGAGAGGTGGCCGCCATCTTCTGGAGTCGCAATCCTAGATGGTGCCTGAAACCCGGCTACGGCCGGGTTTTGCTTTTCTGGTGCAGCGTTCCAAACCTTCTCCTACTTAGGTCTGAGCCACTTCTTTACATGTGGCAACCGGCCACCATGTTTCCTCTTGCCCGGTGAAACCCTCACAATTACTGTGTGGATATCCAGAAGTAAGGAGGATTCACATGCGAGGACCGGCAGCCATTCACCATCAGTATCAGCTGTCCAGCTACACGCGACTAGTGCGCCGCGTGAACCTGACCATCTGCGCGCCTACTGCGCAGCGCGAACGCCAGGCCAACCTCAGGCCGGGGCCGGATGACCGACCGGAAGACTGGGAGCGTCTTATGGAAGAAATCGAGCAGGCCGACAACGTGACCATGCGAAGACGACCAGACGGAAGTGTCCACGTCATCTGGACCGGATCGGAGCACTGACACCCTAGCCCGCCCTTGAGCGGGCTTATTTTTCAGCCCGCAGTTAAGTTTTCTTTAAAAACTTGTTGACGCTTTTAGTTTAGTTCTCTAAATTCTCACCCATCGAAGCGAAACACAGCGACGACAGGCCGAGAGGCCTCGGGTGATCCCGAAACGCTCTTTAAAACTGAAGCGCAACAACCAAACAGACCGCATTGCCTCTGCTGGCGACCGGCGATCAGACAGCCCCGAAAGGCTGCCAACGCGAGGAAAAACCTCGACGGCTGACGATGGCATAGCCAGAACCGTGCGAATGACCCAGCACGCAATGCAAAGCGCCTAGATCCCCAGGGCGTGTAAGGGGAGTGACTTTCACTGATGCCCGCTGGAGACAGCGGGCATTGGGAAAGCAGCAAGACCAAAAGCAAGGAGAACCACGATGGACACGATCCAAATTGATGGTTGGCAAGGACGCCTCGGCGAAGGCCTGGCACCGCGCCAGTTGCTGGCCGTTCTCTGGGCAGCAACAGACAAGACGGCAAAGGAAATCGCACGGCTGATGGACTGCAGCCACTACACCGTCAAGCAGCAGCTCGACGACGCCCGTTTCAAGCTGGGCAACCAGCGCACCACTCGCGGCCTCTGCCTTGAAGCCATGCGCCGGGGAATCATCGCTCCCCTGGTGCTGGCTCTGCTGGTAGGCGCCGAGCACAACCCGCAGGTTCGCCCGATTCGCCGGCCGGAAGCTCCGAGATCGCAGACAGTGGCGCGCATACAGCGCCTTGAAGAGGCAGGGCTCACAGCATGACGAAAATCAGAATCTCCTCGTTCCCCGAGGAAGTGCAGATAGAGCTTGAGATTCAGGCTGAATCAGCGGGCATGACGCCAGAAGAGTATGCGGCCGAGCTGCTGCATGAGGCCCTGGAAAGCCTTCGTAGCGGCGCAATGTCGATCGATGACTTCATCGACACGAGCGACGTGCGAAAGCCGATCGTGCACTGAGACGACTCGGCATAGCGCGCAACGGAGAACGGAACATTCACTGATGCCGATTCGATGAGTCGGCATTGGGAAGACAACCGAGATACCGGTTCGCCGGGCATCACTCAGGGGGAAAGGATATGACTCAGATAGCAATTGTTGGTTACGAGAGCGACTGCAACTGCGATCACTGCGGGCGCGCCTTGCGCCACGGAGTTCGCCTGAATGACGGGCGCGTGGTTGGCGCCACTTGCCTGG